AGAATAAAGATTATTTTCCGCATTGCTCTCCCCTAGTACGTGTACTCTACCCAAGAATTGAGTGTCAGAGAATCGGTATCTGTGAAAATGTGCGTCTGCACTTCATAGAACCAACCCGGTGGAACGATAAACGTAGCCGAAGCGAATCCCGGCCCGTTTGTTACCGAGTTGCCCGGCAATTGATTGCTTGCTGAAGACGGGCCAATAAACGGCACCGCGCTGGCGTTGTGACCAACGCCGAGATTCAGCGTTCCTCCCGCCATGACCGTCATCGGGTTTGAGCCGGTATTTTGATACTGTGTGTTGAATGCTCGCGATCCGGTAACGAAGTTTGGCGTGATCCCGGCCGCCGCTGGCGTTGCCGGAATGAATTTCGTTCCGTCGCCTGTGAGCACCTGACCGGAAGGAGCACCCGCGGCCAGCGTCAACGTCGTAAAATCTCCGGTTGACGGTTCAGTTGCTCCGATCGGTGTCCCATTGATTCCCGCTGCCGACATCATTGGGTTTGCTGCGTGAACAGAGAGATCGGCAAGCACCTTTCCGATTTGCACGCTGATGCTGTTTGCAGTTGGATCGGGTTGAACGAAACCGAAAAATCCGGACGGCCAGGTGATCGTTCTTCCACCTACACCATCCTGAATAAAGATGAAGAAGATTGTATCTCCGATATTCTGACCACTGATAGTCAGGACCGAATTCCCGGCAAGCGTGATCTGGAATCCCAGATAAAGCGCCGCATTGAGCGCCTGTGCAGGCGAATAGGAAAGTTGCTGCAGAGGAGATTTTCCCGGCACATTTGCAAACATCGATTGGAGCGCCGTTACTATTGCGGGAACGTTCGAATCGGAAATGACATATCCACGCGACGCCAGCAATTGTCCAATCGCATATGCAACCGCGCTTGTCTGCAGTCCGAATTTGTTGAAGAGCGCAGATGGAAACGCTACGCCGTCGATCCCACCATTGGAGCGCTGCGCATCGCCAGAATACGTGGGATCGCTCTGCATGTTTGTCTGAGGCAGATCCCACACCAAAATATTCGAACTTCCCATGATTTTCTCCTAGCTCCACTTGCCAACGCCGAACCCGGCGATGAATGCGTCTTCCCTGTCGAATCCGAAGAATGGCAGAGATCCAAATACATACGTATAGCCGACTGCTTGAGGTCTCGGCACGATGTATCCGTGCGTAATCAGATCTTGAATGATCGAGGTGAACGTTCCCGTCATCACGATCGTTGCGCTCATGTCTTGGTTGTCAATGATTGTGATGTGACCGCCAGGGAACAGTTGATTCCAGATCGGATAAAGACTCCCAATCGTGCCGTCCCATTGATTGTTGGCAATCGTCGCCTGCAGCAAAAGCCGGTACGTTGCGTCATCGAGAATTGGACTGACACTTCCGCTCGGCTGAAAGTTAACCGTGCGAGAAACACCGATGATTACGCCCAAGGCATCGAGTTGATTTCCAACCGCGTAAGTGAGATCGAAATTTCCGCTCATGGCCGCGAGCAATGTCGTGATATCGTTCGCGATATTGAGCACGGCTGAGAGCCAAGCATTCCATTCGGCAGCGGGTTTGTATTCGCTCGTAAGGATGTTGAGGTAGTAACCGGGATTCAACGCCTGAATAGGACTGCTCATTACTCGGCCCCTAGCGTGACGTTAGCTGTGATTCCAGATGCGACCTTATAGAAAGCCATTGCGAGATCGCTCGTTCCGGAAGGCTGGACCGAAGTGATGTCGATCTGTGCTCCGGTCCCGGTTCCACCTGTTGTGGCCAGGTTGTTGGCAACCGAGTATCCTGTGCCGATCGTCGCCGCAACTGGCGCCACGGCCGTAACGGCGCCTCCTACTACGGCCGTGATCAGGAATGTCCCACCTGAAGCACCGCCCTGTACGACCGTGAGAGGAGTTCCGATATCGCCGCCCACGTATCCAGTTCCACCCGAAGCGCCGATGTGTCCTGCCAAAATCGAAGTTGCCGTCAAGCCGAGAGTTACAGACCTGATTGAGAAGATCGGCTGAAGAGGATTCGGCATCACCGATAGCGCAGCGCCATAAAGAGACGACTGCAGGACAGCTTCGCCGATCTGCAGTTCATTCAGGTAGGCAACTACGGCCGCGATGACTTGGGCCTGCACCGCACTATTGAAAGCCGCTGTCAAACCTTGGATGGTCAAGCCAACAAAGATCGGAACGATCGTTGGCCGCACAAATCCGATGTTCGTAATGTTTCCGGAATTCGGATCGGTAACCGCAATGATGGTCATGGTTGGGACTGTGGCGCCCTGCGTGTTGCAACCGATGCCGCGATTGTTGTAGATCGCCGTTGCTACATCGATATCGGTTCCGCCCTGAACTACGCACGTCAAAGAGTGACCCAGGTTGCCGAATCCATCTGTGGCGCTGCCCTGGTTTTCGAGCACATTGATAAGCGTGACGTTTGCGACCTTCAGCAAACCGGCAATCGTTCCCGCCAGTCTTGTCTCTGAAGGCAGCGCAACCGACACTGACTGCCTGGCACGAAGCTGCGAATCAACCTCAATCGGGAGCCCAACGACTGCAGGCGCCGGATTGGTTACCGATGTCCACCCGGCCGTGAATCCGCCAACCGGAGTTATAACCGTATTGGGGTTCGCGCTCACCGCTCCGGACTGCTGGCAGACTGCAGTCGCGTTGACTGTGCCGCCTACACCGATGGTGACGGATGAAGGAAGCGACCAATAGATTCCGTTCGCATCGGCGATTACGCCGTTGATAACGACAGTGCCAGGCGTGCCGGACAAAACCAACTCAACCGTTGAGAAAGAAGCCGGAAGCCTGGCAATGCCGTTCAGCTTCACGATCGAATCCAGATCGGTCCCGATTGCTGTCACTGGCGAACGAGCATTGTATGCCAATTGGCAAAGGCCCATCGCATCATTCAGCTTCAGAGCTACGGCCGAGATCCACTGATAATCCGCCGCGTCATTTTGAAGATAGACCGTGCTCCCGTAGATGCTCCGATACGTAGTGATCAGAGACGCAAGGATCTGCTGATAGGTTGGAACGGACAAGCCGCCAGCCGTAATGATCGGTGCAAAGTAGGCGCCCATTTTTTTCCTTACAGAATCGTTTGTGATGCCGGAGAGTTAGTGAGGAATACGACCCCGAATTCCGTTTGCACTTCAGCGTTGAAAACGAATTTTCGGTTTTGATAAGTTGCCTGAATGGAGTTGATGTTTGTTATCCCAATGGTTTGGGTGATGCGCTCCGAGATCAGGCCAATGATGACTTGCAAATTCTTTTCGCTTCCGGATGTTCCAAGGATGGATTGGAACATCGGCAAACCGTCAAGCAGGTTTTCCCACCATTCACCTTGGAATAGCTTCAGACGTTGTGCGAGGATCTGCGCGACAGCTTCGCGATCGCTGATGAAGTTGTTCTGACCATTGCCACACATCGGTTCCCAGGTGACGGGATTAAGCTTGCGCACTGTGATCGTTGGACCGCTCATGAATCCCACTCCGGAATTTCTACGGTTTGCCCGGCGAGCGCATGAGTGCTGTCGGCGAGGAACATAATCTTTCCATCGGTCACAAATGAGTGACAGCACCGTTCAGTACGCCACTCCTTGAACTCTTCGATCGCATTGGGATTCGCCTGCCAGCTTACGCGGATCGACGGCGTGAATGTCGGTCTATCCATCGAGCCATTCCAGCCCCAAATCGGCCGGTTTGGTCCCGGCTTATCAACGTACACCCCATGACCACATTTGCAACCGGGACAATGAAACTGCAGTGTCCCATCTGTACATCTGCCAAGCTTCGCCATCATTCCGCCTTCAATACTGTTGTTTCGGAACCTAACGGCACAGGAGGACCGCTGTAGCCTTTTGAGACCAAGAACGGCATGATGTTGGTAATGAACCACTGATAAAACGTGTCATTCACCAAGGCCAGCGGAGTACCTGTGTTCTGAACAAGCACGGCAGGCGCCGTGATCGTGATTTGTCCCGTCTTGAGATCGATGACTACTGTCTGATCATCGGAGCGGATCTGAATCGAATCCGTCGAATAGTTGGTGAGAACATTCGGCTGTGACCATGGCCCGAAGATCGCGATCGCATCGGAAAGGTTATGCCTCCTGCGACTATCGAAGTTAGGTTGCACACCTCCGGACTGCCACCAACCATCGATACACATATCCGAGAAGATAAGCAGGCATTCCGTTCCTTGCACGATCGGAAAGGTCATCGACCAGCCAGGTACGCGCATCATCACGATGGGCACATTCTGAATTGGATCGATCGTTTCCGGAGTCGGAATATTCTGCGTTGTACCCGGCAGCGGATTCTTCCCCGGAGGCGGCTTCAAAACCACTTCTTGAATGACCGGCTGCACAAGGCAGGTTTGCGTAACCGGATCGAATGAAATCACCGTCGCCGGTATCGCGCACCGCAGCTTGCAAAGCCACTGCCACATCGCGCCCGATATGGGCTCGGTCGATAATCCTAGCCGTTCCTGAATTGATAGCGCCATTTAGTTTGCCAACAGAGCGATGACATCATCAACCTTCGAGAATGCCGTCACTTCCGAATACCAGTTATTGCCGCGTGAATCTCCGTAGTGTCGGACTCCTACAACCGTGTACTGATTGACGAGAGGCCGCGGAGGCAACTGCCCTTCGGGAAGCGGATATTGTACGGCCGCCTGACGGATGAATTGCATCTGAATTCCCACTTGAACGAGCGGAGACAAGATCTGTAAGCGTGGATCGAGCAACACTTTGAAATTGATTCCAAACTGTGTCTGCTGAGGCGTCCCAATGAGGCTCAGAGTGGTTCCGTCCGGCTGCTTTGCCGGAGCACTGCCCAATACCGTCGCAGGCGCGTACGTGGCGACCAGAGGCCCTACAGGCTGATTTAGATCGGCCATGTTAAAGCCGTTCCCGGCAAACCAGCTTAGAAAGCCGTTATCGTCCGCGATGTCATGCAGGAATTCATGTGGACTGCCAAAATACGATTTGCCTCTCGGGAGGCGCCGTGTCGGCAAAAGCTGTAGTTGCGTCCCGTTGACGGGGATCGGCGTCACTGAATGGGAAGCGATGAATCGCGCTTGGTCGAATTGGGTTGAGAGCGCCGGAATGGTTGTATTGATGAAGTTCTGAGTCGTTAGAACCCGATTCAACAAGCAGCGAAGCGTGATCCGGAAATCCACAACTTCCACACGATCCCAGATCGTCTGGAATACTGGACCTTGCCAAATCGTCTGAGGCAATCCGTCATACTGGTAACCGGCCTTGACCGTGACGATGGAACCTTCGGTGATCAGATCTGCGATCAACATCTGTCCAGCCGAAGGCCCGGAAGTGATCTGTCCATCGCAATTGAAAATCTCGATCTCAGCTTGCCAGAAAGCTTTGAATGCCAGTTGGTTGATGTCGAATGTAAAACGCAGAGCATTCGGCTCGAAGGCGTCGCTGGAGATTACGATCTCTGTACCCGGCTGAGTCGCAGGCGCGATCGAGAGTTGGTAGGCTCGGCCGAAGAATGGAGTGTTTGACGGGCTACTCATTGCACCTCTTGTATTACAATTGCGAAAGGTCTACACTCACTCAATCGGAGGAATCCCACATGGCACAAGACAGACACAAGTCAATGTTCGTTCTTTTCAGCGACATGCTAGCCAGTCTCGGTGGACGCTTTGATCGCTTTACTTCTGATCAGGAACGGAAGCAGCACGCTCCCAAATTGAACTTGGAACAACGTGATGTTGATCCGGGTGACTACCACTTCAAGCCAACCGGCTGGCGCAATCGCGTCCACCATCGCAGCAAACGGGTTCGCAGCCGGATGAAGCGAGTTGAGAAGCGGATGGAATTAAAGATCCTCACCGCTGGCGTCTCCTTGCCTACGGCCCGTAGAATCTGGCGCCAGCTTCAACATCTGAAAGCCATCTATAAAACCGCATGAACCGCCGCGCATTTCTAAAATCGTTCTTCGCTGCCGGAGCGGTTGCGGTTGCCGCTCCGAAGATCTACGTCCTTCCACCGGCTGGAGGATGGAAACTCAATCAACGCATCTACAGCTTCAAAGATGTTATCGGCACGCTCGACGTTCCAGACTTCCATCTATTGACTGCGACGGGACACGATCTCGATGCTCTGAGCTACATTTCAAACTTCGCGCGTTACCCAGGAGAAACTGACGCTCACCTGCGATCCAGAATCTTGGCATACCACGAAGCAATAGGCAGATATGATGCTTGACCGTAGATCCTTTCTTGCTTCCTGCATCGCCGCAGTCAGCGTGGCTGCAGTAGATCCAGCGTCCATTGATTTCGGGAATGCCGAAATCAAAACCACATTTCTGCGGATGGACTATGACGAGATCCTGTCTACCCTCATTGCTGATTGGGAAACTACCTATACCTGCAAGCTTGCTGTAGGTTCAGAAGATTACCTATTCTTAACGGTACTGGCGAAACAAGCCCTTGACCTGAGTGCAATAATTTAGAGCCTTTGAATGGCCGCGAAATGAAGAACTTCCCATCACACTGTAGGAGTGTCGTCCCACCACAGTTGAAAGTCAGTTCCCAGGTTCGTATTGTCCGGATAGTCCACGCCGCCCAATCCAATCCCGCCGCCGTATCCGCCTTGACCGTATCCACCTTGACCGTATCCAAGCCCGGTCGTGACTGAACTCTCGTTTGTGTTTGAGACGTTCACAATATAAGCCGATCCGATCGCGAGATATCTTTGTTGCTGAAGCAGATTCGCGGCCGGATATGCCCCACAAATCATCGGAACCGAATCAACCAAAAGATTGTTGTTCACATCCGAAATGGTCATGACCCAATAACCGGCCATCTCGTCATATCGGATCTTCAGATTGAGCGAGAGTGCTTGACCATCAACTGTCAAAGCGGCCGTGAATGATTGATTGGGAGAGTTCGATATTACAACCTGCTGAAGCATCTTTCTCTCCCTCAGTGAGTCGGCAGTTGTCCAAGCGAGTTACTACTGACATTTCCAGCGCCAGGCACGCTCGGATCGAGAATGATATTCGGATAAGAAGCGGACGGAATCACATGTTGGCTAACCTGCGAAGGATCGGCCGCGCTGCCCTGAACGATACCTTGCGGATTCTGGTTTGAGGCTTGCGGACGAGCGCTCACCGTAGACTGTGAAGCCACGCTTGCCGCAATGATCTCGCGAAACACGACCGTAGCTCTCAACCCGTGACGAGTCTTGTTTTCGTCTGGAGCCTCGCACTCCATGATGAGCATATTCGTGTAGGTATCGAGTCGCGTCGTAATCGTTAACAGTGTCCGGCTCAGTTGCAGGCTCTTCAAGATCTGCCAGGCCGTAATGCCAGCCGTAGGCCATCCTACCCAGGCGCCATTCTGAAGAGATGCCATCGCATCGCTAGCGATGATTTCGAGCGTCAACGATGACGGCTCGATGTAAGCGTGATCTGCAATGTTGGCGCCGGTCAGAACTGGATGGGAGGTTGCCTTCGTCGTTCTGCGATGGCTTGCTCGTATGACCGAAGGATTCTGGAAAACATAGTTGGTTGTAGCTGCTTGCCTTGCCGCGGCCGTAGCTGGCTGCCCTGTAGCCGCACTTCCGGTATTGACCACCGTCATGACCGTTAGCGCCGGTTGCGCCCATTGCGGAGGCATCCACGGCCCCGAAGATCTAGCTTGAACTCCAAAGTTCTTGTTCGCCTGGCTACTTGAAATAATGATTGCCTGTGAAATCGAACCTTGGATCTCCAGCAAGGCCGGTACAATGATTCCGCTACTCATGGATGCACCCCCGCCGTTGCATAGGCTCCGGCGCCGTTCTGTGCGATCTGTGCTTGCGTTCTGGCGTGCTGCATGTCGCGGAATTTCTGTGTGAGCATTTCCATATGCTCAGTCGGTGTACCCGCTGGCAGCGTGACATTCACAGTTCCGATACTGATTGGTGCAGCCCCCGAAGCGCCGGGACCGCCCTGATCATAGAGTCCCGCGTAACGCTTCAGACCGGCCGTGTAATTCTCCTGCGTGTCTTCGTAGTAGCCGCCGCTCTTCAGCGCAGCCGCGAAGTCTTCTGGAGTTTTGGCGCCCAATATACCCCTTGAGGTATACCGCCCCTGCGTAATGACCTTCGAATAGTCATCGGCAAAATCCTGCATCGACGCGTAGCTCTTGTAATCATTTGAGCCAGGCAAGCGGATTCCGGCTGCATTGTCCAGCTTCTTATAGACGTTGCTTGTGAATCCCCCTGTTTCATGCGCCCACTGGGCATAGATCAAGGAAGCTGGAATGCCTGTCTTCTGCGAGACCGATGCTGCCAGGCTCTTCATCGAGTCATCGGAGCGCAGAAAAGACATCAGGTTCCCGATTCTGCTTTGCTGTTCCCCGGCTGGCGCCGTCGTCTTGCCCGTAACAGGGTCGAAGTTATGGGCAGTGTTGTACGCGACCATTCCGGAGAAATCTTTGTTGTTCGCCCAATTCGACGGGTTCCCAATATCGCGGATATCGGCCGCTACGCCTACCGATTCATCCGCCGCCCGGTTGATAAGTTCTTTTCCGAGCGCGATCTCCTTCGGGTTGCTCGTAGCCATTCCTACAGACGCATGGTAAGCCGCCGCGGCTGCATCCGCTACCGACAGGAACGCATGAGATCCAATGCGAGCTACCAAGCCAAAGGTGAGCGAAAGCTTGGTGAGACCGTCAACCCAATCGAGCGTCGCCTTGGCGAGATTGTTGATGTCGAAATTCGTATTCTGCAGCGATTGATCACCAGTCAGTATGCCAGTCAGATACGTAAAGTCTCCGGCCGCCATCTTGAACAGATCGCCAGTGTCTTTCAGGATTACTGTGAAATCTTTCCAGACCGGAACAAGGAAGTTCGAGACTTTATCGATCCACGCCGGAAGATTGTCACTGAACTCCATATTCAGATTGCGAACATCGCGAAGAAGATCTCCGCTGCCAAATCCCAACTTCTCAAACAGCTTCGAGACCGCTCCCATAGAAAGGAACGTCAATTCAGTTCCAAACTGCTTTGCCTCCGTGCGAATGCCGCGGATCGAGCGCATGTTGTCATCGAAGCCCTTACCAAGCGACTGCGACAACTTGACGTTGCGTTCGTAGAGATCGCGGAACCTGGCATTCAATTCCGGATCGTAAGCAATCTGATCGAGCGAAGCACCAAGGTTATCCGTAGCCAATTGCATGGCCCTGGCCGCGTCTTTCCCCATGAGCATTCGCAAACCGAATAGCCGGTACTGCTGATCGGCCATTGCGGTTTTATCGGCCAGACTGATGATGCCGAGTCCAACAGAGGTGAATGTACCAACGATGGCGCCCTCAAGCTTTGCAAAATCCTTGACGACGCCAGTTGTCATCGAAGCCACTGAAGTTGTGGCCATGTTAAGTGTGGATTGGAATTTGCTGAATGACCCGGTATCGACAGAGGCGCCGAGACGGACTAGATAGCTTTCAAGAATGTTATCCGGCATGGTCCGTCACCCACTTGTTGTTTCGTGCTTGATTCTCTGCCTTCACGTCCAACACTTCACAAGCATCGAGCAGATCCTCGACGGTATAAGTTCCGTCGAAAGTCTCGCGCTGCAGCCACATTCCGGCTACCACCGGACGCATGAGCATCCCATCCAGCGTTGGATACTCGCACGGTTCCCAGGCTACTGGCTCGGCGATCCAGAACTCAACGGCTCGTCTGTAAAAAAAGGCGAGATGTTAAGTACCACCTCCATATCCGTCAACTGAAACAGAGTCGTCACTTCATCTTCAAGCCACTTGAACGAAAGTGCTCCACTCTTATTCGGCGCCATGATCGCAGATTCGAATTCGTTCCCGTCTTTCACTTCGAGCAAGAAGATCCGCTTGAGTGCCTCAGTCTGAACGCGATCGAACTCCTCTTTGGGAAGCGTATGGAATGCCGTGAGGAGTTGCATCATTTTCACGTTGTCCCCGTTAGGGCTCGCCTTGGCTGTCAATATTGAGTAGAGCCAGGTTCCGGTACGGGCATCCATCATGCGGAGGCGGAATTGCCGCTCTCCGATCGTCACATCGTCATACGTTTTGCGGGGTTCCATTTTTTCCTCTCACCCTATGACAAGAAAGAAGGGCAACCTGTCTCCCAGGCTGCCCTCCCTCTTTCGGTTTCTGTTGCCAAGCACCGAGAGGCTCCGGCTGTTTATTAAGCAGCCATTGGAAGAGCTTCCGGCATGGCCGGGAAGGCCAGAACCTTAGCACTCTTCGCACTGTCACGATTGGTGGCAGTTTTCTGTTTGATTCTCGTTACGGTGAGCATCAATCCCGGCATGAAACTACAGTCTGCTGATCCCGTCGAAACCGTGACATCCCCATGGAGAGCTACTCATCGTGCGGGAGTTCCACCCTTTGCCTGCCTGTTGCTGTCTCACGACTTTGGCTCGTATTTTATTGGTGGAGATGACGGGAGTCGAACCCGTGTCCGAAATCATCTTTCTGCAGCGTTGACATGCTTAACTTGAAAACAAGGGGCGGCAAAGTTCGCCGCCTCCACCACTCAGTCTTTGCTGAGAGTCAGCCCCGTTGCCGGGAGCGCCATCACGTTACCTACTTCTGTGGGAACGTGAACCCAAACTTGAAGCGCATCGGCTCAGTTCTTTTGGGAGGAACAGGCAGCGGAACCGCTTAATCGGAGGAGAAAGCGGAATCACGGCGAGGCCGATGCGCAGCCTCAGTATACAGCACGCTTACTGAGATGCAACGTTGGCAGCAAGAAGGCGCCAGGTAACGTTTCCGCCAGCCGCGCCAAACGGTACGTCGGGGATCTTCATCGGGAAAACACCCGTAAGTGTTTTCTGTTGCCCGGTCAGAAGATCCACGATCTTGACGGCCGCCGCGGCGAAGTTGGCAGCGTTGCCATTTTCCGCTTCGGTGAATACCGTATTGGCCCAATTGGTGAGGAAAATATGCAAGCTGCTCTGTTGCTGCATTTCCATGTTGAGTGAGCCATTCGCACCGGATACGTAGCTCACCATAACGGCGCCATCGGCCGCGACATCGAGCACGCCACGATCAACCGTGTTCTCGACTGTCATCGACTTGACGCCTTGCTGTCCCACAAAAGGATACGTTCCCACGTCCGGATGGGTGAACGAACCTACCACATTCTTGTACGCATAAGTTGACATGGAATGTCTCCTCTACCTCTGGACTTGCACGCTGATGGTGACGAAGTGGACAGCGCCAGCCTCGATCAGAGCCACATAAATTGGAGCGGCCTGCCTTGCCTGAATCTGCGCTTGGCTTAGGGAAGCGACCTTCGGAGAGGCAACCCAGTATCCATTCGGAAGAGTAGTCCCCTTTGTGAGCCCGGTCGAGACGGTTGGGATTGGGATGTTTTGCCCTTCCCACACGCCGCCTGCAATGAATCCGGTAAGTGCCGACTGCGCGAGCGCAGCCTCCACCGCTTGGATCAATTGCGCCTGGCCAGCATCGGTTTGCGGAACCTTCGGAACCGAAGTGAGAAGGTTCATGATGTTGTACTGGATGTTCGATGCCAGGATATCGAGGTTGAGGATCTCATCGAAGAACTGGTTTGCGGCCGACATCGTTCCCTGTTCGAGAACGTTGAAGGAGTTCGCATAGTTGATGTAGAGATTCCCATTCGGTCCAACCGAAGTGCTGACTCCCTCAATGTTCTGGATCTGCGTGGTAGTCAAGGGCTCGACAAAGACTCCCTCAAGCGGAACGCCTGCAGAGAACTTCATGGTGAATGCGGAGTTGGCAAGCTGCGTGTTTGCAGCCATTGCACAGCCCATCACCGCGGCCGTGAAGTAGATCTGATTGGGATACAAGCCGCTTTGTGTGCTTGCCCACTGCATCCACGTGCGCTTGCTGCTCGCGTTGAACAGGGCAGTAAGCAAGCCGGTTGACAGACCATTCAGCGAACTCGTGTCCTGCGTGGTTCCGAAGTACACGGTTCCAACCTGGCTGAGTACCCAAGCTGAAATTGCTTCGTGATCGGCTGTAACTGCCGCCGTACACATTGCAGCGTACCAACTCGGCTGAACCGCACGGCAGACTTGAAGCGCCTGCAGGCAGGTTTCGCCGATCGCTGTAATATCCACTTCGAGACCCGTTCCGGTTCCTCCCGTCGTAGCCAATGCAGTGGCGACGGAATACCCGGTTCCTTGCTCACCGAGAATCGTTGTCAGCGTGGCCACAGCCCCGCCTCCACCGATCGATGCCACGCGCAAAACGCCATTGCTGGCGCCAACCTGCGTAACGGTTACCAGATCGCCAACGACGTAGCCTGTCCCGGCATTCCCAGAGTGAGGAATCGCCGAGAAGATCGCGGTAAGATCCTGCCGTCCGACATAACCAGATTGCGGTTGTGGAGACTGTGAAAAGTACATCTGCATACAGATGTATTCAGGACTGTTCGTTGTGAATCCATCCGCGATCATCGCCGTTGAGAAGGTGGCGGCTAGATATTGCCGGATGCGCGGATTCGTGCCGTAGCTCGGAATCGCTGAACTCGTTCCCGTGAAGAGACCTTGATTAAACGGCGGTCCATTCACTTGAGGCGAGTTCACAACGATGTTGACATCGGCAATGATACTGAGCGGCTGCGGATTAGATCCCATCTCGACTCCTTCTTACGGCAATTGCACTGTAAAATCAGTGAACTGACCATCCTTGTTGTAGCCGATCACTTCGACTGAAGCATCGGCATTGACATCATGAGTTTCAGTGACTTGCTCGTTGAACAATGCTGCCAGGTCCACACGCTCCCACCAATCGCCTTGGAAATTCTCCGGATTGCGAAGAGGTTCTGCGATCGATGGCTGGATATAAAGATTGCTCTGAGCAAGCAGATTGGCGACAAAATCAATTTTGATCAGCGCCGATCGGACAGCGCAGGCGCGTGGTAGAGAGTTCGGCCCGTAGAACGTCCAAAATGTCCGCCAGGCTCGCGTGAAAACATCCGTCTGAGTAATCGTTGTGGAATTCGCTGATCCGGTTACGTCTCGCATCCGGCCAAAGTCTGTATCGAGCGGAGCACAACGAACAAAACAGGTATCGCTATTGATGTTCGGCCCTGGCTGGCCTTGCTGCATCCAACCGATTCGAACAAGTGAGTACGCATCCGGTTGAGCGGCCGTTATCGATTGGACTCCATTCGCCGTCGCGTTTGCGCTCATGGTGATCGTTGAGGCGCCTACGACCGTGATTGTGGTCTGATCTGGAATGCCGGTCCCGATGATAAGCTGGCCCACCGCAAGATTAGCCATGCTTGCCGGAGTCGCAATGTTCGATCCGGAAGTCAGCGTCATGTCTACAGCAAAGACGACGATGCCAAGCATTTGGCAGGTTGCAACCTGAAAAGCAGTCTCAATCTGTTCGTTCGAAAGCTGCGTGGATGTCAGTGAGGTTCCATCGAGATAGTTGACGGTGGTCATTGTCCCGACATCCTCGCACCGATCGCACGCCAGTAATACCGCTGATTGTAGGGAGCCACATGAAGAAGCCGGTACTGCTGATGGTTCCAAATAATGATGTCGCTCACGTGCTGGATAGCGGTCGCAATATCCAACTGCGTGAGAAAGAGCCTCGTTTCCGAATGGAAAACAAACATGCCCGTGACGCGATCGGCTTCAGGGATCATGACAAGATCTTCGTCTGAAGCGGAGGAAACAACCCCATAACCTGGTATCGTGCTGATTGTCGTCTTCCATCCACCGAGCGAGAACACCCCGGTCGATCGTTCAATGCTGTAGACATCGGCGAGGATTGTACTGTTTACCACCCGGCTAAGATCGATTCGGCTCATAGGATCTCCGCGGCCCCTTCGGCCGCTTCGCCAACGTCTTCGCCAGCGGATGAGCCTGCCTGTTTGATTACGTCAGTTGCTCTCTTTACGAAGTCGGGAGCCTCGTGGATCTGTTCATCATTCGGAGATTCGGAGCCTTGGTAGTTTGTCACGCCTTCGTGATCAAAAGGCGCTTCATCCGTACCCATTACGTAAGTAATCGCCCGATACATTGCCCCGGTATCGATGCCCACCGTGTTGATCGCGTCGAGATCTGGATTCGAGCCCACACTCGGCATTGTGCCTTTGACCGCGGAAAGCACGTCGAGCGCTTCTTTTCGGCGCTTCCCCGGCGCCAGCTTTCCCAACTTCCGCCGTATCGTAGACGGAGCATTCTGCGCCCAACCGTTAGCCGGGTTCGTAAACCAGCCCTGTGCCGCGTCCCTGCCAGCCATACCGGCCCGTTTGAGCCTGTTGGTCACTTCCCCCTGCTGGCCATGAAGCGCGGCCCTAGAAGCGGCTGCCAGTTCCGCCGAGATCCTCTCTCGATTGGCTGGATACTCGATCGCCGGTTCCAATACCGCCCGTGGAGGCTGTCTGCGGAGCGGAGATCCCTTGCTGAAGATGAACAGCAACGAGGCGTTATTGATGTCCTGCGAGGCAGCTTTCTGAAGCTTGGCGGCCCGTTTCAGTTGGTGCAGACTCATCCCGCCTTTTTTGCCGGTAAACTTTCCGGCCATACCCAGAAGCGTCTTCCCTCGATCACGCGCCGAAGATGCCGGAATTCCCACGTAGACGCTGCGTTTCCCCAGGCTCCGAAGACGGCTGTCGAGAGCCTTCGATTTCGAGGTTCGAGCTACGGTGATCGTCGGTTTCACAATCTCCCCCGTGCTTCTCAACCCAACTCAGGATGTCGCGATTGTTCCAACGGAAATCTGGCTCTTCTTGATCGATACGAACGCGCATAATGATTATCTGGGTTCGAGTCCGAGCGCCCGTCGATTGAAAGGCGTGTCCGGAGTCTTGATACCCTGTGCGAAATCTTTCCTCACCCTTTCGGCTCGGAGTGCGTCGGCAGCTTGCTGCTCGCGATACATCTCTTCCCAGACGCGAGCGTTGGGAAACGTATCTTCGAAGCGCTGTCGTTGCGCTGCAGTCAGATCGTAGACGCGAAGCAGTCTCGATTCCATTGGCAAGCCTCTTAACTACGCTGTAATTACACTGTAAAAACAGCTTAGAGGATGTACATGATCCCGGCGCCGTAGCCAGTCGCGAGTGTCGCTAACTGGATTCCGTAGCGCGTCAAGTTCCATGCTCCGTATATTTCGAGCCCTTCGATCGGCTTGAGTCCAGCGCTCGTGTCTCCCGCCGCCTGCGAGATCATGATGCCCATTTGCAGGCCGGAAGTAGCGATTTGCGATGCTGTCAGATTCGGTCCCGTCTCGCCGTCCATCCAAAGCGTGCAATAGTGCGCCACAAAGAGCGCCATTGCCAGATACCAATTTGTATTCCACCTGGCCTGCACGAGCGAAGACGACGCGAGCGTGATGTAAAGCTGGATCAGGATCAAAGGCAACCATGGCGCCGGATAGACAAATAGGTTGACGCTGCTCGCGGAAGCGAGCGCTGCATTCGATAGCGTGATATTGCCTCCACTCACGCTGAGGATGGTTGTGCCTTTCGGGAAATAGGTTCCGGTTGGATCGTTGATCAACTGTCCCGGCGCAAGTGTTGCTCCACTCGGAGGAGTGGTCACCGTGGCTACGGTATTGTTTGCTATGGCCGTGACAACGAATGCGACTGCAGGACCAAAGAACTTCGGGAAGATCGAAAGCAAATCACCCAGACCCCATGGAGGATTAGTGCCTACAATGACGTTCGCCGCGGCTGCCTGAAAAGCAGCATAGGCGTCCGACTCGTAAGCACCGCCCCAAAAGAGTTCGAGGTTCCGGATGAAGTCTGGCTGATTGCAATTCGTCGCCACTGGTTACTCCGCGTGCTCGGCTTCCGCCTTCTCGGCGTTGGGATCGTTAGCATCGCCTTGATCGCTGGCTTTGTCGTCGATCTGCGCTGCACCCTGGCCAGCCTGCTCGCCTGCCATTGTGCGTCCATCTTGAAAACCTGTGCCTGGCGCCGGTTCAGCCTTCAGTTTCATGATGTCCGGCCCCTGATCGGCTTGCGCCTGCACTCCCGCGGATTCGGGAATCACTACCACGCGCTTGCCAACGGTCTCCGGAACCTTCTCCGGAATCTGAACTCTGGCAGGAGGAACCGGCACTTCGAAGATGTCGCCAGTTTTCTCGGCGATTGCCCACAGCGGATCACTCTTGATCCAGTCCGGAGCGGGTTGTGCGCGGAAGTTATCCGGAACCGTGGAAAAGTACCCTTCGAGCGGAGTGTTCGGTTGAGCGTTTGCGATAGCTTCTACAACAGCCTTCGAAGTTCGCATGGACGGATGTGTGAACACAAACCGCCGTCTTGCAAGAACTGAAATCATTGTCATTTGCCTGTTCTCTCCCTTTTGAGCATTCGCGGGGGGAATGGATACCCCCCGCTTGGTGCCTCGATTGTACAGCACGTGCTAGATCGATGTGAGGTAGTACCCACTCGTGGGGAATAGGTACTTGATCACGCCGATCTGTGCAGCCCAGAGCGTCTGATACGACGCGTGCGGAACGCTGAAGGTGGTCTGGACCTTCTGCATCGGCACGGTGATATCAAACTTCACGCGCTCGCGGTCGTTGCGATACGCGCAAAGCATGTCCACACCCAGGCCATTGTTGGCAGCCGCCGCCCAACCAACCGGAAGGATCTTCAGGTCGATGCCATGACGCTTGGCGATGTTGTTCGCGAGTACATACTCAAGAATCGAGTTGCATCCCGCGATCGTCATGGGTTGAGTCAACAGGCTGTCCTGAGCCCACGGGATCAGGATGGTATCCGCCATGCCCGACACATCGTAACCGGAGTTGGTGACGGTGTTGATCAAGACAAGGTTGATATCAGCCTGAATCTCGTAAGGCGTCTTCTTGCTCCACTGGGGGAAACCAGAAGCGCCGTTCGGGGCAGTCTGCGTGCTCACGTTGGCGTTGTTCAACAAGCCAGTGCTGCCCGGAACATTGATCGTTGCCGGGACGCCCACATAAACAATGTGGTCAATCGTCTTGTTGTACTTCAGGATGGCAGACTTTCCGTACAAGTCTTCCAAAGAGCGACCGGCGCCCTTCAGCTTTTCGAGATCGACATACTTGATGTCGCTCGTGACTTGGAAGTTGTTTACCGGAAAGACTTCCTTGTTGATGGTTCCCTGAACACGCATGATCTCGGTTGTTTCCGTGCCGGTCAAGCCGAGAGTCGTTGTGTCCGCACCGCCGTAGTCAGCGTAGAAGTGGGAAGTGCCATCCACCCATCCGCCGCCTACGTCGGTATACACGTCTCGCTGCCAGGTTACGGAAGCGAGCGGTTCGAGAACCTTGCGCTCGACCTTTTCATTCTCTGCTTCGAGAAAGATCAGGCCGCTATTGACTGCAGCGGAATCGAAACCCCTCAAACTCAGCGCATCGAACCCGCGGAGACGAGGGTCACCGTTCTGTTTTCCCATGGTAGCCTCCTTCTTCGGCTGATTACGGGTTGTTGCGCGTCTTCAAGGTAACTTCCGTGCGTCCGTTGGGATCGACGGCGCCGGTCTTGAACGCGATGATTGAGAGTGGCAGCGGAAGAGTGAAAGCCCCATCTGCTGCTGTTTCGATGCCACCCACGATGCCAGCCGGAACGGCCGGGTTGAGGCCGATACGGACAAACACCTGGCCACCGGAGACCGGAGCGACAGAGAAGACAACCAACTGCACGGTGACCGATCCGCGCTCGGCCACGTCGGCAAGTTGGCCGGGAAGATACTGGCCGCCTGTCTGCGTTACGCCGGTAAGCGGATAGTTGGTATCGACCTTCATGTTGCGAGCGAAGATACCAGCGAAGCCGGTTGTGCTGGCGAGCGCAGCACTCAAGAACGAGAGCGGCGTTGCCGTCTCGGTTCCAAGCGTAGCGATCGACAGACCAATTGTGGTTCCGACAGCGGACGTAACAGTTGTTCCGGCAGCGATGCCAGCGCCAACGACAGCTTGACCAACCACGATGCCCGTTCCACTTGCAACGGTAATCGAAGTGACCGTACCCGTCCACGTTCCGGTTGTAGTGGCGACTGCCTTCGCAAGTGCCTGCACACTCGACCAGTAGCCCCCAAGGGAGTTCTGATCGAGAAAGGCCACATCGCCAAAGTTGGCGTTGACGGTATCTGTCGTCGCAAGTGGACGATTGACGATTACTTCGTCACCGTTGCGAGAAACAGTACCCGGATAACCCGCATTCGGGCCAGCGAGAGGAATCACGAATCCAGGCATGTGTTAGTTCTCCTTCCGGGCGCGAGAGTTGGACTTATTCAGGTTTTCCTGATAAGCCTTGGCGCGATCCTCAGCGCTCGTATCGGGATCGGCATCGGTTGCCCTGGCTTCGAGTTCCGCCAGTGCCGTGTACGCATCGCGAGTTGTGGCGGACTTTGGATCGAGAGCCAAATCGCGAGCGCGGTTCCACTTTGCGATCAGCATCTTGTCACCGCTCTTCGCCACGATTGCGCGTGTCTCGCGAAGGACATCGAGAGCAGCATCGGCGCCGGGAATGGGATTCTTCGTTTCCTCTTTCGCTGTGACAGCCGGAATCGGATCGAGTCCATCCATGCCCTTCTTGTCTTCGGCCGGATTGTCGGCAGGTTCGACAACTTCGCCCTTGTCGTCCTTATCGTCATCTCCGGTTTTCTTGTCGTCCACGCGCTTGTCCTTGCCCTTCTTGTCTTCCGCGTGTTCGGGCTCTTCTTCCTCTTCAGAGAGGAAGTCGTCAAGCATTTTGCGCAGCTTGGCGATCTTCGCATCGCGGCCCTTGGAATCCTTGCCGCGCTTCGAATCCTTGCCCTTTTTGTCCATGGCGCAATCCTGGCACCGGCAGCCATCCGGGTGTTTGTCATCGTCATCGTCGGCGCGATGCGAATCCTCAGTTTTGCGCTTGTCCGCTGCCTTGCGCTCATCTTCTGCACGCCTGGCATCTTCCGCACGCTTCTTGGAGTCTTCCTCGCGCTCTGCCAGTTTCTTTTCGCGCTCGGTCAACTCCTCATCTTTGGCCTTCAGTTCTTCTTCGCTGAGGCCCTTCTTCTGTTCAGGCATCGCGCCCTCCTCTTTCCGAAGCTCGTCTTGAGCCTCAGCCACTTCTTCTGGTTTGGCATCGGTAGCGAAAACTTTGATGCCAAGACCCATAAGAAATTTCTTCCAACTCATCCCCGCAGGTTTCACCGGGGCTACGTTTTCAGGCATGGTTTTTTCCTCCTCTTCCGGAAATGCGGAATCGTTAATCCGCATTTTGTCCCCGGCTCTTCCTTTCGGAACAACTGCAAAATGATTGCCCCGAATCTCGTATTGCTCGAAATTGCCATCCGGCCGAAGCCGAAGTTTGTAGTCATAACCGCAGGAAATCTCGCGTTTACGATCTTCGAGAACATCTTTGACGAGCGGCTTGTATTGCACGGCCAGGTCCGCGAGCAGTTCCTCTTCGTCTCCCTTGGAGATCTCCCCGCCCTTGCGAACGTTTTGGCCATGCCCACAAACTAGCTCTTTGAAATTCTCCGAGTTGACGAACCTTCCGCCTTTCGGATGGTTGTCTGTAACCGGCATTCCCTCGAACGATGCCATGGTCTCTTTCGAGAAAACCTCTTCCGGAGATCGATATACCTTGATCCTGTCGGTAGGCTTGATGTCATGGACTTTTTGCACCTCTTCGCCGAGTTCTTCACCTGAGTAGGTCTGCCAGCCTGTACGCGCTACCGGAACGTTGAGGCAGACGATGAAGCCGCTTCCCTTATCCTCGATAATGTTCTCGGAGATATGCGAACCGAAATATAGAAGCTTTGCCATGGTCTAGCCTTTCGTCTCGGCATCTTCAAGATCCGATCGATCGATCCAGATAACTTGCTCTTCGGTGTAAGGCTCCGCTTTGACTTCGCCATCAACGTAGACGAATCGCCACAGAATCCTCTTGTCTGGGTTGCAGATCGCCGCCAGGAGAGTTACATCGATTCTCAGGTTGTTGACAATGATGGTCGATGTTCGGAGATCCAAGAGCGCATGAGTCGGCAATCCCTGCGAAGCAGAGTCCATCTTGTCACCCCGCGCTGAATAATGATTACTAGAGGCTGGACGCCTTTTTGATCTCGGGCGTGGCTTTAGGGCCATCGTCTGGACCCGCCGCATGTAGCTCGTAATTGTTGCCCCATGCGACGATTGCATCCATGCCGGATAGCGGCCGATCGGCAGCCAGTATCGGACGCGGTACAGAGGCTATCGAAGGCTTGCCTGCATAGCCCAGGTTTGGAGCGCTCGAAGCAATCCGCTCGGCCGCTCCCGGCAAGCCGAATACTTCCGCACCCATTGCGTTGCCCACAATGCCGGTAATCGGCTGTGGAGCTACCATGTCCACCCCGGAGATTGTTCCCGCATTCTTCGAGGCATAGAAAACAGATTTTCCCTTTTCAGGCCCATACTGTTCCTGCATGTTGGACATGATCTCGTTACCTTTTTCGGTAAGCGGCATGACAATCTCCCTTCGTTACGCTGTGACCCAAATCGTTCCATTCCACAAAACAGGCGCGACTACGGCGCCTCCACCGACATAGGCTCCCAGGAACGTCGGCGCCGTAGCGTCCGATACGACGGCCCGTGATCCGAGAGGAGGCGCCACAGGTAACGGAGTGCCTGCGACACTGTAAACAATGCCAGGTACCACAGGGCCATCTATGACGCAATTACCAGTGCCAGGACTGATATGAACATCGCCGCCAGCGGCACTAAGCCCTAGAGCCCCATCACTGTCTATATTGATTGCCCCGCCCCCGGAACCACTAGTGTTAATCGTAAGACTCGCTCCACCGCCGCTAGCACGAACAAGTAAAGGACCACCGTTGGAAGTCTCAATTGCGAGTCCCACGCCGCTTCCGTCAACCAAGCCTATTCCCAATGACGGCGCAGAAGCATCGGTTTCAAGTACGATATTGGGCGCTAAAACAGAGAGCGTATTGGCAACCGAAACACCAAAGTCGATCTTGCCGTCTACAACTGCGTGCGCTGCGGAAGCGACTGGATACTTGCCAGGCGTAAGACTGCCTGTTATTCCGCCGCTTCCGCCTCCCGCAATCGGAGTGCCTTTGTACGAAAGTGTTGTGCCGTCATCGGTCACTCCCGAAGACTCCACAACGTTTGGACCGTTGGGAGTTCCGGCAACTTTAAGCAGAGCGTTGAGCGTGCTCTGAAGCTGTTTTCCAGAGGGAACATCGAATTGCTGGCTCATGGTTATCTCCGCTCTAGTTGCCTAGATCCAAGTTGAGCGCTGCCCCGCCGCTCTGCGTGATCGCAGCGAGATAGGTATTGCTTCCGATGACAAGAAAAGGCGAGGAGGTTCGCGCAAGAACGGTTAGACCCGTGGCGACTGCAGCCGCTACGGCGCTGCTGGACCCCAACAAAACGAATGCATCGAAGGGACCGAGATTTGTCACGCGAAGGAGCGTCGGAGTCCCCGTCGTAGGCAATGCAACATTGCTCGACGTGGGCTCCGCTGCCATTTGCGCACGGGCCGTTGGCGTGAATGCTGATTCAGCTATAGTCGCCATGGATCACTCCTTACATCTGAACGTAGACCAACACACCGGATACGGCCGCGCTCGCAACTGACGTGACGCATAACTGCCCACTTGCGATCGACTGAAACAGTGTCCCCGGTCCGCCCATTCCAATGTAGCTTCCCGAGGTTGGCAGGAACGTTCCTGTCAGTGATGCGGTAGCAGTGTCACAAGCAGTCGTTGTCTGCGTACCAGTTTTGAAGGTGAGCGCCGGAGTCGTTCCGCTGAACGTCGCATAGAATCCACAAACGTACGTGGTTTTTCCAGCAACGGCCGCAACAAGAGCAGTCGTAGTGGCTGTGCTCTGCGCAACAACGACACTCGATTTCACGATGCTCGTAGACTGGCAAGGGTTGATGTTCGAGTTGTACTGGATGACGGTGAGGTTTGGTCCCTGTGCAACTGCCATCGGCAGAATTGCCGCCAGGACGAACAGGACTGCGAGTTTGACGAATCTCATTTGCGTTTCTCCTTTTGCCTTGCGGCTTTTATTGCGACACTTCAACGATACGTATCGCAAACTTCTTGATGATCCACTCGCCGAACAGCATGAAACATCCGCCAACGAGCAATGGGAATTGCTTGAACTTAACGGTGAAACAAAATGGTCCGCCTTTAGGCATAGTTCTCCTTTAGGCCGCTGCACGGGACTCGATGCCAGACATGCTGGCGAAATTTGCGCGTGTCATGCGCGTGATGTTTCCATAGCGATAGACCCGATGCGGCCAGTTCACGTCATCGAGAGAAAGAATGACTCGCTGCGTACACCGGCAGTTTGGGCAATCGCCACTGTTGTAGTGACCGAGCGTGCTACGAATTCCAATCAAAGCTTCAGGCGAAGGCGGATCTTCCCAAAATACAATCACGCCGTTTAGGTTGCGATGACTCGGACGGACACGAGCATCTTCAACCGTCAACCATTCATAGGCTGGCAATTGAAGCTCTTCGCTACGCGCTCGCGTGAGAGCAGTTGATGCTTTGCTCGTCTCGGTTCGTGCAAGCAGGTTGATGCGGCTTTGCGTTAAAGTTGGGAAACGGTTCGCCAGCATTTTGGCGATCGTCTCCGGCCTGGCGCCCTGTTGCTGCGCTCGGCCAATCTCGAAATTGAGATACCCGGCTATCTCTTGAGGAATCGAAGAGATCAACCGTGCATTCTCGTTGACCAGTTCGCGAAAGCGATTCCCAACCGGACCTTGCATCTCCTGCTGTAAAAGCCGGTATAACATCTGTGAGCGCTGCGATCGAGCGCTAGCCTCGCGCCAGGTACGAGCATTGTGAACATTGACCCATCGCACCATGCTTCCGGCGATCGCCGCGGCCATTTCGGCTAGATCCTGGCTCCGGCTGATCGCTGCAAGTTCTTCGAGCCACTCATCAACCGTGAGATCCGCGCTCGGCCGCGGGATGGAACTCACGATCGCACGCTGGATCGCTTTCCTGTACTCTATTTCGATCCGGCTTGGAGGCTGAAAACCGACAGGCATCAAAATTCACCCTTCAAACCCAAATGTGTAATACAATCATTGCGGGAGGAACACAACAATGAGTGATCTGTCTATTGCCTTTGAACCCGTCAAACGAATGACCTTGGACCTAGCGAAAAGCGCTTCGCTGCTTTCGATCACTGAGGCCCGGTATCTCGTGGACGCCTACTACACCATGCAGGACAACCGCATCCGTTCCAATGCACAGTTGCGAACCCTTGCCGAGAATGAGGAACCTCATTCCGTCATCGGCTACCTGGCCGCGCAAGATGCAACTCTTGAATCCCAGATCAAGCGAGCCCTCGACAAATGGACTGACAGCCAATACATGGGCCGTTGGGCCAAATCAATCGTTGGCATCGGTCCCGTGATCTCAGCCGGTTTGCTTGCTCACATCGACATTACGAAGGCGCCCACCGCTGGCCATATCTGGCGCTTTGCCGGTCTCGATCCCACGTTGAAATGGGAAAAGGGAGAAAAGCGTCCTTTCAATGCAGCGCTCAAAACTCTGTGCGCATTCAAACTCGGCGAGTCATTCGTCAAGGTTCAGAATCACGCCGATGATGTTTACGGCAAGCTTTATGCCAAGCGCAAGCTGGAATACATCGCCATCAACGAAGCTGGCGGATTTGCCGAAGAGTGCGTTCGCATTCTTCAAACGAAGAAGCTGCGAAAAACGACTGAAGCATACAAAGCATATTCAGTCGGCAAACTGCCACCGGCCCACGTCCATGCTCGCGCTCGCCGCTATGCCGTGAAGATCTTCCTCAGTCACTACCAGGCCGAAGCATTTCGTAATCACTTCGGTAAAGAACCACCCAAGCCGTTTGCGATCGCCATTCTCGGCCATGCTCACGAGATTTAGCCATGTAGAGCGAGCGTACCAAATTTCACGAGCGAGTCAATCCCCACGAGAGTACCAAGCCTAGAGAGCGAGCCATCCAGAATGACCGTATCAAACTAGAGGATCGAGTCACGTAAGGCTGAGAGTGCCAAGTAAAAGGAACGAACCAAGTAGTCCGAAATGTACCAAGAACCAAGAGTGAGCCATTAATGTAGAGCGTGCCAAACAAGGAGGAGCGAATCATTCCTCACGATCGTATCAGGGTATCCGAATGAGTCAATCCCTAGCGAGAGTTCCATGCCCGTTGAGCGAGTCAGTCAACTTGACAGTTTCATAGGTTGGGAGCGAGCCATCCCAAACGAGAGTACCCGAACCAATGATCGAGCCATCAACGATAGAGTGTTTCATAACGTGTGAGCGAGCCAAGAATTCTGAGAGTGCCAAGCGATAGCGAGCGAGCCACTTCGTCTGACAGTACCATTCACCGAGAGCGAGCCCAAAAGTCAGAGAGTTCCATGTCGAATGAGCGAGCCATCCCTGTCAAGCGTACCAAGCGGAGAGAACGAACCAAACTTGACGACGGTAACATGATGCCAGAGTGAGCCATTACTTTCGAGAGATCCATCTACCGGGAGCGAACCAAATATCGGGAGAGTGCCATCAAGCGAGAGTGAGCCAGGTCAATCGACAGTATCAATAAAACGGAGCGAGTCAAAAAATGTGAGCGTGCCATGTTCTGTGAACGAGCCCCAAAGTCATGAGAGTTCCACGTTAGGAGAGCGAGTCACTATTCGAGAACGTATCAGAATCATCGAACGAGCCAGAAAGAGCGACAATGTATCAGTGTTGCCGAGCGAGTCATATGTCCAGAGTGTTCCAAAGCAAAAGATCGAATCACGTGTCATGAGAGTTCCACTGTCAGGGAGTGAGTCAACTACAAGGACAGTAACAAGACTGTAGAGCGAGCCAATTCGAACGAGAGCGCCAGGATTGGAGAGCGCTAAAGCCTCTTCACGATGAATCCCCATCCGTCAACTCGCTTCAGCCCTGGCCCGGTTTCATGCTGAACGAATGGCGGATGTGGATCAAAATCTTGTTGTCCATTCAAACCGATGATCGCGTGAGGCGCTCCGTCGTTGCAGATGCCTTCAATGATGTGATAAACGTCTCCGGCCTTGAACATCTCCGCGAGCAATTCCTTCTCGATCTTTCCTGGCCCTTCGACCAAGACGTACATCATGCCTTGCGACGCGAGAAACTTTGCCATGTTCTCTTCGTATGTCGCATCACCGCCCAAATTCGGCACGGCCGCGAGAGGCAGATCCAAGAGCGTCGCAATGCACGCTTCGAGACAGTTCCCGTCCGATCCGAATCGATCTTGATAAACCGGCTTCATGCTCGTTGCCACTTTCCATTTCTGATAAAGCCGTGATCCCCGCAATGACACAGGAACGACGGCGCCATCGTCGGCGTTTCCCAAGATCCGGTGAACGTCCATACCGGCCGATTGGGAAACGATCCAAGCGCCTTGGCTCCGGCAATAAAGAAAGCGCCTTCGCAGAATCCGGTTTCAGTCTTGCTCGTCGTGTGAGTGATGCTTCCTCCGCATCGCTCGCCTTCGTAAGTAAGCCAGTCCAGCCAGTGACCGTCACCCAGGTCCAGATCGTGAGGATCTTTCATTTCGCGCAAGGTGCAGGCCACGGAACGCACGGCGTGCCAGGCGTACAAGTTGGAATGGGAAGAAAACTCTTAACGCACGGTGGCGTACATGGACCCCACGGAGTACACCAAGGAATTGGAAGAGCGCTTGCCTTCTGCATTGCGGTTGGCATCGAAAAACTGAACAGAGCCAGGACGAGCAACAGAGCGACTTTGAGACTTGCTTTCATGGCTTACCTCCTGTGTCAATCTTCGTACTACTAGAACGGCCCTTTCAAGATTCGCCGCATGGCCGCTCGGAACTGCGGAGACTCGGTGAGCACTTCCGGGTTCACGATCTCGAAGTCATCACCCATGAGAATGAACGTGCATCCGGCTTTCTCGCCGATGGCCGCTACCTGCTTTCCGATTTCCGACATGAGTTTGGTCGCACTTGGACCGCCGATGCCGGGAATCCGAAGCAGATAGATTCCGTCCCGCTTCAACTCGTAAGCATTCACGATATGTACGGCCAGACTGAGCGTTGGAACTTCCGCCATTTTTACTCGCTACCTTTCAATCGCCGTACGCCTGCGCAAATTCAAAGAGACCTTTGAAACCGTCGCGAGTCTCGGCCGGATCTTTCTTTTTCGCGTCGTTGCCTGCGAATACGATCGTGGAATTAACTACGATCCCATCCTTGAAACGAACTGTGATTTGGATGTCGCCATCGTGACGGTAATACGTTGCGAAGTTGTAGCCCTTCAGCTTGCCTGTACCGAAGGAACGATACTCCATAAGTGTGGCGACTTCATCCTCAGTGCCTCTGGCGTCTAGACCCGGCCCTGAATCAGTGGCCTTGGCTCGGATGCCAGCGTAGAGACTCTTGCCGCGGCAGATCTCGTAAGGGTTCGTAACGACTGGATTGCTCATTTAACCTTCCAGATTCCAATCATTTTGGTCACTTCGTATTGCGAAGTATCCCGGCCACGTCCGAATACTGGATCAAGGATCTCTCCGTCTGGACCCATCACTATCCAATGGCTCATAACTTCGTTGCGAGTCAACAAAATATGCGCGGGAGCAAATGGAGGCAGCGGCCAGGGACCATCTTTCAGGCCGTAGCGCGTACCATGCTCTTCAGTCGCCTCGATCTTGAATTGGTCATAGTGGTAGTGATACTGGACCGCAAAACCGTGATCGGCTAGATACTGATTGATCCGGTAATCGCTGCCACCCTCTTTCCAGAGATCAGCGGTTTCACTCTTGACGGCCAGGTAACTTTTCCCTGTGACCATCGCGAGTACAGCGACGCAACATCCCTTGGCGTCGCTTTGCAAAACCAGATCGATCATTCTACGTACCCGCCGCGTTTTCCTGCGAGCCACCGCCCGTATGCTTGGGGAATTTGCTCATATGCAACCGCTCATGCTCTTCGCCAGCTTTCAGGTTTTCAGGCGCGAACGGATCGTAGTTCGATCTCGAACCGCCGCCCTTTTGCGGACCCGATCCCGGTCCACCATCGAAGGCGCTGCACTGTGGAAGCGCTTCGGGAATATTGCCAACTTTGCCACGCTCGAAAGGCATGATTATTTCTCCTTTTTGGCTTCTGGCTTCTTCGATTGTGCGCTCTCAGCCTCTTTCTTCTTGGCTTCCTTGAGCAGCTTCTCGAACTCAGCAAGATCCTTTTCATCGCGGAAGACTTCGGAATCGCAGCCCTGATAATGATTAACTTTGCTCATTCTGCTTCCACTCCCGCCTTCTTCTGGTACTCTTTCCATTTTTTACCATCCACAACTATACCCGGCTCGGCACCCTTCTTGCTATAGACCAAAGCTGGTACGCGCTCGGAATTGTCGTAGAGGTTCATCGTCTTTACGTACTTGCCTTGATGCATGGCCAGGAAGTTCTTCGCGCTCCCTCTGTGCGAGTTCTGGATCACCTCTTCGGGAATGTGGCGCCCCGTGCGCTCCGCTCGCTTCTCAGCCCTTCGACGTGCTTCCGGAATGGGAATGTCGAAGTAGACGACGTGGACGTTGTAGCCTTCATGGCTCAACGTCTTTGCCATACCTTGAATGCCGCCTCCCGATCCAGTCGAGTCGTAGATCATATCGATCTTCTTGGCGGATGCGATCGCGGCCAATTGTTTGGCCAGGTGGCTGGATTCTTCATGCACGAGACGCGCAGCGTTTTCCGGATCACGCTTCTTCAACTCTCCGTACTCTGGAATCTCTTCCTTCAAGAGATCGGAGTCGATGCGGACAACTTCATCGCGAAACTGTTTGGCATACATCGCGTTGAATCCGGTTGATTTTCCCGAAGCTGAACCGCCGCCGAGAACATACGCCTCCGGGCTTCCGCTCTCTCTCTTTTTCTTGCCTTCGAGATATTTCGCAATCACCTTGTTGTGAAGTTCCTGGCGCTCCGGATGCCAGTCGCCTTTTTCGTTTCTGAAAGCTTGCTCAGTGGTCTGGCCAGCTTTCAACGCGAACTTTCCAGATTCGCTCCGCGGATGCTCACTCTCTTTGAAGTCTGCATCCCACGCCTTGAGGCCCTCATAAATACTCTTACCCCGACAGGATTCATACGGATTGATAGTGACAGGCTGTGGCATGGCTACTCCGCGTGTAAGGTACAGTCGCCAGCTTCACATGACGCGCAGATCTCCGCATCAAAGGCCGGAAGCTGCGCACGGAATTCAACCGTGTTGAATTTGTCTGGCGTGTACAAAGGCTTCTTGCGATCGCCCTTGGCGAGCCAGCGCTTGAAGTCGATCATTGTCATCGGCGTAATTCCGCGGAAGATCTGCTTGCCATAGTTGTGACCTTGAAGGAAAGCCTGCTTGGCTTCGTCCATCGAGTTGTAGCCGAGCATCACCTTGTGTTCATCGAAGCGATCGGAATCGAGTTTGTTCTGATCGATTACGAACGCCAGTGGACTTTCAACATCCGGCCCGACATAGCAATCCATTTCATCGCCATCGGCGCCGGTTGTGGACTCGATATAGCCATAGTCGGCAGGCAGCGTGTGCCTCCACCATAGTCCTACTCTGCGCTGGCCTTTCGGTGTCTCGATAACAACATCGAGGCCGTGATACTGCTTCATGCCCTCGACCGAACCGAGCGGAGCGGAATACGGATCATAGCCAGGCATGACCGCATCGGCCGCCTTACGTTTTCCGTCTTTGCCTGCCTTCTTGATGCACTTGGGACAAAGGAACTTCCCCTTGCGCTCTTCATAATTGTTGCCGCGAATCAGTTCGCCGCATCCGTCGCAATCCAACGGCTCGAGCGAGTCTTCAGCTTCACTGCTAGTGCTCGATGGACGCGGCTCTTTGGCTTTCGGATTCTTTGCCTTGGGAGATCCGAAGGCGCCTTCGCCGCCCATCTCACCCATGCCGCCCATTTCGCCCGGCCCGTGAACCTGATCATCCGCATTCTCGATGTCATCATCGGTGATGTTCGAGAAGACGCCCGTAATGTCGGAATTCTGGCGGAACTCCATGAGCGAAGTCTTCTGCGAGATCAATCCCGCATTGAAGGCTTCGATAACCGGCGTGTTCAGTTGCTTCGCCAGTTCTGCCTTCTCCTTATTGCTCACCGTGCGAGCGATCGGGAACGACCAAGCAAAGTCTTTGGGGATGTCCCCCCACGTGCTCATGGCCACGCACGGATACAGCTTCTCAAGCGCTGGACTCAGCTTTGTAGTCTGCTTGTGCGCAACGCGATCGTAGTAGATTTGCAGCGAGCCTTCGCCGGAATCACCCAGGCCCGAATCGCGACCGAAGAGGATCTCGAAGGGAATCTCAGAGGCCGCCGCTGTATCCTTCATGAACTCGTGGTACATGTCGGCTAGGCCGCCGAAGCTGTACGTATGCTGCTCGATGCCGCCATCCTTGCCGAATACCGCGAGTCCTTGGTTGCTCATCAACTGCGATTGCGTCGAGATCACCGCGGTCAACCGTTGGAGCGCATTCGTATCGAGATTCAAGCCGGATAGGATGCTTCCCAGTTCCGGAATCTTCAGGCCGAGAATCTGCGCACGGAACATCAAAGAAACGATGTTGAAGCTGGTATTGTCCCGCTTGACCAATTCTTCATATACCGCTTCGAAAAGGCTCTCTCCCCAATACATCATGGCCTGTTGTTCCCAGAGCGGCAGATCCCGGCCGGTGAACCTCAGCACACGTGATGCATGAATATCGAATCCGCCGCCACTTTCTTTCGTGACACGGTAGCTCTCAGGCAGCCCATAGTCGAGCGGCTTCTCGATATCGGTGGAGACCTTCGCGCTCGGCGTGATACCGCTCCACCGATCGAAGGGAATGACGCCGCGGAACGAGTCCGGCCGGATCTCCTCGAAATCAAGCGGACGGTCGAGGTGGTTTTCGTGGCCCTTGATAATGATTATGGCGCCCGAACCGCCAAAGATATTGGCCAGCTTCAACGCCCATTCGAGTTTGCGCCAGACTCCGCACTTCTCCACAACGCGATCGAAACTGGCGATTTCCTTTGGATGCACCTGGCACGTGAGTTTGGGCGCCAGCTTGCACATTTCCTCCGGATAGGTATCGGCTACGCGCTGCGCGATCCAGTTGGATCGGTACAAACTCTGCATGAGCACGTAGTTGTTTGACAACCGCGTGAGCGGGTAGCGAGTGCTCTCCAAAAGGTTATTCGAGCCAAAGCCAAGCCTGGCTAGAAGGTTCTGAAAGGCATCGAATGCTTTGACCTTCTCCGGCTCTTTGATCGCGTTATCCGTCGCACGCTTCCCGTCTTCGGGATGGGTACGAACCTGCTTCTCGATCTCCTCAAACGCAGTGGGCTCGGCCGGGACCGCGCTTTTCTTCGTCTTGGGTGCGCGTGTCTTTTGCTTGGTCATTGGCTCACTTCACATCCACAGGTTGTTAAAATCTTTCCACTTGCAATAGGAGTACGAATAGGAGTACGCTGCCTGCATTGGGAGGAACATCTATGGAACTCAACGAAAAGGATTATGAACGCCAACCAACGGCTTTCGATACTCCTCGATCGCCGCTCCAAATGGTCACCGATCTGCTGCGCAGTTACGATGAACGCCTCGATGCACTCGGCAGGCGTCTCAGTGAAATCGAAAAAGCGATAATGCCGACACCATCACCCCGCAACCCATCGATGATTGAAAGGATTCTCGCTATCGCTCCGGATACAACGGTATGGAATCACCCGGCCGAGAATCGCCGCTGTCTTTACATCGTCCAACCCAACCGCCAGCTACAAGTGAAGATCGATGAAGCTTGCGGAGGAGAAGACTATGCTTTGACCTTCATCGATAAGAATGAACCAAACATGAAGCGAGTGAGAACATCCCAATGACGCCCGAACAGTTGCAGATCCTACAACACGCGCTTGGCTGCGATCGCTACGGTAAGAACGATCATCCGGAATGCCATCCAGGCCCGGAACACTTTCCCTATTACCGTAACCACTTCTGCGCAGGCGGACGAGACGAAGAAACCTGCAAAGAACTTGTTGCGCTCGGCTTCATGAAGCAACACCAAACTACTACCTGGCTCCCTTACTTCAACTGCTCAGTCACCAAGGCCGGAATCAAAGCCATGATTGAGGCCAGCCCTGCAGCGCCTAAACTCACACGCAGCCAAAAAAACTACCGCGAATTCCTGCGTGCTGATACCGGCATGACCTTCCACGAATGGATCAACTCCGCACGCGAAAGAAAGGAAATGACTCAATGAAGAAAGCCGTAACACTGATTGGCTTTGGTTGCCTCGGACTCATGTTCTCGGCCGGATTGCTTGCGGCCGGTCGCCTCGAACCCGAAATCGTTCTCATCTGCTTGACCGGCGCCGGGATCTCTTGCGCTGCGATCTTGTCAGGCGGAATGTTCATCCTACTTGCACGTTGAATTGAGAGGAACAATGACGACTACTGATACAACAGATTGGTCCTTCCTGGCAGGCATCACGTTTTTGTTTATTTGGTCGTACGTGGTCCCAAACTTCGGCGCCATCTTGGAATCGATTGGTCTGAAGCGAGCGCCAACGGTCTCATCCAATCCATGCCATTGCTGCGGTCACATTGGCGCCGATGTTACCTTGACAGGAGATCACCTTCCCCAATCCTGGCTCTGCGAATTTTGTTCAAGCACGCTCGCAGGTTCTACTGTTCTCTACGTTGGCAGCTATTCGAACGATCATCGGTTCATTGCTCGCTTGGCTGCCGAACTGTACTGGAAACTGAAAGGAGCAAAGTGACGCCTCCCGAACAAGCAATAGTTTCCATCATTGCCGGTTTGTGTATCGGCACCCTACTCCGCAAATTGATCACCAAGATCAAACCCTAACCCGGAGGCTTCTATGCGTTGCGAAAAATGCGGTCACTATAACACAACGTTCGAATTCAAAATCATGTCAGAATGTCTGACAGAAGATGGTTTGATCAATCTGCATTGCGGCGACTGCAGAGCATTGGTCAAAACTCTTCACGTTCGCGAAGTTCAAGATTGCCCTTGCTGCGGATATCCGCACTGTGGGCATAATCACCCGATCCAGTCCGCGGAAGGTACGGCCTGCAATGCGTAAAATCGGAACCCCCATCACCATTCGAATTGACGATGATGTACTCGCCTTGGTACGACGCGAGGCTGCCTGCCTCAAGAAACCGCTGCGCTCTTTCTTGCGCGAGCTAATTGAATCCAATTACCGGCAGACATTCACCAAGCCTCTAAGTAGCGTCAAGTTCCCCAAGAATGGAGCTAACATGCGATGACTACCAACAAGCTGTATCCGCCCCTGGCCGAATCGGTATCCAAAGGTCTAATCATCCTGCGGTGCTTCCGCTACGAGCGTGACTTACGCTACTGGCTCGACTGCAATATGCAGTGGATGATCGCTCTCGGTGGGAAATACTTTACCGAGAAAAAGAGAATCGAATTTCCCAATCGTGCTCGGATCGCACTTTGCGTTATCCATAACCGCGAAGATCTCCAACGATTAGCAGGCCAGCGTTTCGACGAATGGGACGGCGACATCGACTATTGGCTTCACAGCAGCGTGGACATGTACGTGCTACGTAAAGAATCAAAACCGGAAGCTTGACCCTTAACAAAGACAGATCCGGCTGAAAGGAACATCATGCCAGATGAGAGCCTCTATTTCCCCGAATATCGTCGTCCCGATGAGATTATCTGGCGCCGTCTTCGAGGCGCCGGAACTATGACAACATACCTTGAATTCGTTGGCCGGAAGGCGCCCGATTACATCTATCTCGGCTATGCCTTTCGAGCAGTTCCGGCCGACAATGGGGTAGATGCTCCACCGAGAGCATCGAACTTTGACGATCTTACTCAGCAATTCATTTGCGAATTCTTCGAAGCCGCCAGCTTATGGGATGTTCTGCAGCTTTGGCACATTACACATGTAACGGCGTGGATAAAACGCTGTAAGAGGTGGCTCGACAACTTCTCCAATCCGAAAGGAAATCCTAACCATGATTGAATTTTGCGAATACACCTTGCTCGATTGCCAGAACTCGAATGGCAATATCGAACGTATCTGCTTCCCCGCCGAATTATGGGCCAACATCGAACCGATCAGTGGAGATCTGCACGTTCGCCACTTGAACGATACCACCAAGCCAGGACAACCGATCGTCGGCTACATCTGCCAGACGTTTCGTTGCCCCTTCTGCAACCTGCTTTTCGTGATCACTGATATCGATCAGCTTCGCCACGAAGAATGCCCTCAAACTATGCGACGGCCAGGCGAGCCCTATGCAATTCCGCCCAAGTGCGATTCCACCTCAGAAAGCCTGCTTCGCGCGTGGGGAGACGGTCAAAGCGTTCAATAGGAGTCGTCATGAAACTGATCCACATCGTATTTTGGATAATCGCATTCGCCAATTTTTTTAGCGCCGGTTCCAACATCACACTGGCATTAAGTGGCCACGGTGGAGTACCCAATCTTATCGTTGCGGCCCTGAACATCGCCGCGGTAATTCTGCTTTGCCCCGGAAGAAATGGAGCGCCTTGCCTTCTCTTCAAGATTCTTTTGCGCTTGTATTATTCCCGCGCTCGCATCGAAGCGAAACAGACTCCAGAACCGGAATTTCTTAAAGGCTGGCATATGGCATACTGCCCAGTCCATGATTCGAACTGGATGTATATGCCGAACGAACCCAACAACCGCGAGTGTCCACAATGTCAGACCGATCGAGACGATCGAGCAAGGAAACTCTATGGCCGATGACGATCGAAGCATGATCTGTCCAGCTTGCAAGGGCCGTCAGGTATTTATCGCTTCAGACGGCCAACAAATGGTTTGCTACAACTGCGATGGCAATGGCCGCGTGCTCAAGCCGCTTCGTTTCAATCACGCGTCCCTAAATCCAGATGGCTCGATCACGATTTGTACCGCGAACGAACGGCCGATTACCGCTATCGAGATCGTCAAGAAAGAAAGCGACAATGCCTAACCTTCGTTATGTCCGCATGATGCCGCGGAAGTTGAATAAGCAGGTAAAGTGCCTTCATCGCGCTCTGCTCGGTGCCATTGAAGAGGCGCCGAGATTTAGCGAGATCCTGCAAGAAAGCGTGAGATACAATCTCGCTTACAATCTGCGGGTAAAGAGCCTGCTGGAATCCTGCCAAGATCACTTCCCCAAGTCGGACGATCCGGCATGGAAACTATACGACGACTTTCGCGCTGCCCTTCAGGACGAGATCAAGCCATCTTTCTCCGATGCAATCGAAACGGTTCGTCTAGCTCAGTACAATGCGCTTGGCGATCTCGCCGAGCATTATGGATTTCGCCGCGATCAGATTGGTGTAGATATCTCTTTCGCGCAGCCAAGTGAACTGGGTAAGATCTCGTTCGATATGCAGATGCCAGCCGAACTCGCAAGCATACTCCATGACAAAGGATTCTTCGATGCCCAATCTTAAGCACGTCCACAAGCGACGGCCGCGGCTCCACATTCACACGGAATGGATCTTGCCATTCTATCGCTTCGAAATCCGGACTGTCCCTGGTGATCTCAGCTTGGATGATCGACGCCAACGAAAAGCGATTCCGATGGAATTTGTAGAGATCCTTCCGAGTCCAGATGATCTCGCATTCGTTCGAGCGAAGAATGACTACATGGAAAATATGTGCCGACAGTTGTCGCTTATGACTGCAATCCCAAAGAGGTTCTTCGAGAAGCCATCTCACCTAGCATCTTGGGAAACATTCGGCACCAACTAATCTTTATCGCGCATCCAGCGCCCGAAAGAAGGTGAAGCCATTGACAAACAATCAGCACAAAAAGAAACGGGAGAGTTCTACCTCAGCAAAGCTATTCCTTGCCGTAGTCATAAGTGGAACGGTTCTGGCTGCGCAGGAATCGCCATGGCTCTCGCAGAGGAATTCATGGACTCCAACCCTACAATCTTCAGTGCGGATCTACGGCGCTCCGACATTCCTTGGTATCGGAGGCCTATCACAAACGACCAAGGGAAACTCAGCTTCAGCTATTTCGTTTGGTGGATGAAGCTGCAAATCGCTAAACTTGTCATCCCGAGGTAGAGGGAATGTCAATCTTGAGGAGGTGCTCGCGCTCGATCCCGGTGATCCCAGGAAACAACAGCGGATCGAGCGTCTTTTCCCGGTTGATGGTCCCATCCGCATTCTTGAAGTATGGGATGATCGGCTGGAAGCTATCCGGCACTGGACCGTCTCCGTATCCGCCGCGTTGTATGATGTACGCAAAACCGTGAAGCCTGGCCATAAAAACTTCGTCTGTCATCTTCGACTCCTAACTAAATCCACAACGAATGCACAGAGCCCCCACAATGAAGAGCACGAGTATCATTGCGCCTTTGCCGATCATCACGGCTGCAGATCGAATCGATTCTTTGCGCATCGAGTTTACCTCACTCGCGTAAACTTGATCTCCGTGTCTGTCACGTAGTAGCAGTTCCAACCGAGCGCAGCAACGAGCCAAGCCCACCATGGCGTTTTCAGCATCACATAACCTCAGTGATCGTGATCAGTTGACAACCCAGGAAGAAACGATCTTTCCGATTCGCACGCTTCAGATGGTAGAAGTTACTGCTTGGCGTCGGATCTTGGTTGCGGAATACGAACGTGTAATGCAGCCACGGCACGTAGAGCGATATGAAGTATGTTCGCTTTCGTTTTTCGACCATGAAGATCGGCGTCTTAACCAACGGCATGGAAGCACTCCGCGACAGCCCACTCTGGCCTTGGGTCCGTCCCTATGATCCAGTAATCGCCTGGCACGTCTTCAACAAACTTGATATTGATCGGAATGCGAGCGATCGCGAGGTCTTCACCTTCGCAAGCGTCGAACGCTTTTGAGAAATCAGTGAATATCCCGCGGATGCAAACCTCTCCATGCCCGGCCCACTCGAATACTAAAAACATTGTGTCCACACTAGGCCGCCATTCTCCAATCGGGGAACAACTCCATCACCCCGTAGCGCTTCGCGTCCTGAGTGTGATCGTTCTTCTTGATCGGCTCTTCTACTCCGTTCTCGGCCGACTTCTGATTCCACGAGTAGATCGTCACTTCGCGCTTTTCGTTCACGCATTCGCGATGAACGCGCAGGCGCTTCATGCCCATCACAGACGATGTGCGGCGAATGCCGTTTGCAACATCGTTGTTTGCGTCTACGCACCAAATGCCGCGCTTCTCTAGTGCAACCTTGAAGCTAGCCGCGCTCGGATCGATGACCACCCGCGGAGCCTTACTGCCCACGATGCGGGAGTTTTTGATGAACTCGACCAGATCATCCGCATACTCTTCATCGCTCTTCTGTCGCATCTCTTTGACAGAATCCCAGTAGTATTCGCGGTCCATCCAAACTGTCTTGCTGTCGTCGATCAGTTCGAGAAATACCATCGGGTTGGTGGTTCCATAGTCAACCGCGATAATGTGATCAACCCAACCGCCTTGGTTGTAGAGCCCGATCGGCCGCGTCGAATCGTCGTAAAGGAGATCCTCGCTCCACGAGTCCTTGTAGATGGCGCCTTCCGCAACCACCCAGAGACCCAGGATGTAACGCAGGTAGTAAACGCCCTTCTGCGAATTCCGGATTTGCTGTTTTTCGGTCTCCCCGATATTTGGGTTGTCATCCAAGGTGAAGTGGATGACTTCGAGATCGTTCGCGAAATCCTTTCCGTGGATGACTTCGGTGTACAGGTAGTGCTGAGGCGTACCCGGATTGGTCGTTGCATATAGCCTGGCGCCAGCCGGAGACATACGAAGGAAAAGCTGCATCGTAAATGAGCGGGGAAACTCTGTCCACTCATCGCAGATCGCGATTCCGATCGTCATTCCAAGGATCTGTTTGTAGCTCGCCTCATCCTTGGCGCCAATCACAAACCATTGTCTGCCGAACAACCATAGCTCGCCGGTTTGGTGATTGTACGAATAATTTTTCTTGCCGATGACGGCAAAGATATCCAAGAGCATGTTCTTGTAGACATTGCCCTTGGTGCTTCCGCAAATAACGCGCTTGCCCTCGACGTTGTACCGGGACAGAAGCGTGATCAGCTTGGCGTCAACCGCGAACGTCTTGGAGCTACGAACACTGCCTTCGAGCAGCGTGTACTTCTTGTCCTTCGACGGATGCCGCGTGATGAACTTGTGCGCCTTTTTTCCAAAGCGCTTGAAGATCGCGCTCATGGCTTCGGCTCATCCGTCTTCTCGCCAGCCTCTAAGAACTTCCCCTCGATCGTCTGACCTTCGATCTCTTCGCCTTCGACCGGCCCGGCATTGAGCGCAGCGGCGAGAAGCTGCAGTTGTTCGTTGAGCCCGTCTTCGCTCGGCGGTTGTGGGAACCTATCTCGATACTCCGTCCGTTTCGCCTTAATCAAGAACATAAGCAGGGAATCGGAGAACTCGCGAATCCCGCCTACCGGCTTGCCCTTGTAGTACACCGGCCGGAGCGTCCCCTTTGTTGCCCGGCGCCTGGCTTCATCAATCAGCGAATCCGTTCCCTCTTCAACGGCCGAGTCCCACCTGGCTGCGAACTCTGCGTCTTCCTTGCGCCACTCATACACTGTCCGCCGTGCATACTGAGCCCGTTGACAAGCCAACGACACACTATCGCCCACAGCAAGAGAGAGGAAAAACTCGAAATCCTTTTTCTTTGAGCGCTTGGGCCGTTTAGACATTGGCTGGTAACCTTTTCGTCATCAACTGGTTACCGGCAATGCTCTCCGTGAGTCCTGTTGTGCAATCGTGGTTTTTGTGTTGCCGGTCCGGAACAATGATTATTGCGCAGTCTGAAGTTGTGGTTTCCTCAACGCAAGTTTGCGCTCCATGAGATTCGCGAAATGCACCGCGGTTCGGAACCTGCGATCGCGTTGCGCGGCTTGCGGAGTGACGAAAGCGAAGCAATCGGCGTGATTCTCTTCCGCCTTCTCGACCCAAAGGGCCGCCGAGAGCGGCTTCCCTACCAGTCGAGAAGGTAGGCAGAGCGTTTGATGACAACCTCTGCACTTCATGAGTTGTCTGGAATCGCCAGCTTCGAAGACGCTCACTCAATCACCGCTTCGACAATGGGAATTGGAAACGGTTTGAAATGGTCGATCTTCGCGTGGAGCAACTCCACGCGGAAACGGGAGCGCTCGATTACGCCTGCATTCACTAGCATATCGGTGCAAGTGATTGAGCAAGGCGAGTCGGGGGACTTGGAAGGGTCTACTGGCTTTTTGAGGCGGATAATTGCGAATGGCTGGTGAGCTTTGCGAGGGACTTTGATAGCTTCGCCGCTCTCTATCTTTTGCTGCGCTTCCCGCGGAGAGATCCAACGGGAGAGCGTCCTGTCATGCAACTGGAGTTGAACACTAAACCAAGCCAAAATGACTCCGATGTATGAGTTGAGACACGTGTGCTTATAGGCGCTGCTTGCAGAGACCTTATCGCGGTCTGCCCGGCCTGCTTCGTCCCTGAAGGGAAATGGTCCTAGCCGGTTTCAGTCTTGTTGCTTTGACGTGTTCAATATAGCACACGGAAAAATCATTATTGCAATAGGAAATTTGGCAGTAATACACTAAAAGCGGGAAATGTATTACAAGCTTTGACATCTTTTCGCCAGTCTTAACCAGTCCAGGCTAGTGGTCAGAATTGCTCAGACTCCGATAGGGACGAGCGCATCTCATCAATTGCGAGGTGTCCCATGCCACTTGGAAATCTGTTTTGGACGATCTACGTGATCGCTATCCTATTTGGCGTCTGGTCAAACTATGAAACCGGACAGCCGCTTTGGTATCGCCGCGCGGGAGCCTATCTAGTGCTCTGGCTTTTGGTCGGAATACTCGGATGGAGAGTCTTTGGCCACATAATCAACTGACCCCATCGCGGCGAGGGGAAGCCCCTCGCCGAATTTCGCTTGAATTGTATTACGCTTATTTCGCATCCAAAGTCTATGATGGTCGCGAGGTTGATTCAATGATTATCCTGGCAAGTGGGCTGATTGCTGTAATCGGGGGGATTGCCTATCACAAGGCTTCAAATCCAAGGGCTGCCGAGTTGGGGCGCCTGGCCTATCTCGTGGGAACGTGGATCTTTCTCCTGCAACTTCCCGAAAACGCTTTTAAGCTTCTGCAGTGATCAATGGCCAGTTTCGGGTTCTCAACATCCCGATAGCTCGATCTGCGTCCGCCTCCGTCAAGCCGACTTCGAAGGGAGTTTGAATTAGGAAAGGCATCAGGTGAACCATGTCCCGATCGTCATCCAGTATGACAAAGCTTTCAACGTTTCGAGTCAGATCTAAGTATGCTTGGATCTCGATTCCGCGCTGAACGGCATGGTTGTAGCCATGCTTCTGAACATAGCAATACGGCGTGACGGCGATCACATCCCCGGTTACACCCCAAGCTTTCAAAAGGTGCTGCATTTCTCTCAGACCGCCTCCACGCCAGGAAGAGCTAACTACGATCTTGGCGCCGGTCTCGGCCGTGATCCGATTCAATGCTGTAATACAAGGCGGCCAGGCTTTCTCCATCGGAGCCCGGCGCGTTTCGTGCGACTGAATCGGAATGATCGGACCATCAAAATCGAGGAAGATGATTCTCAAGGATGCCTCTCCCTTTCGTTATCTGGCGATGCGGCACTTTTATTTAACGAAATTAGGACAATCGCAGCCATTCTTAACTGGCGGACCAGGTGCTTCGCAGTCATAGCCAATGCAACGAAACTTAGCATTTAGATCAGTTGGACCTTCATTCTTCGAGTCATCGAGACGATGCCAGTCAGATAGATGGCCACATCGTCTGCATCGTGTGCTTGGTATTTCACTCATCTGACTCCTCTTAATTTTCCGCGCCATTTCCTCGGCCATTTGTTGGGCCTGAAATGCCACTTTTTGTAGAACGTCAGGATCGGGAACACGCTTATTCCATGCCGCCACAGTTTCCTCGCCTGTTTGACCTTGACCGTATACAAGCAACAGGCAGTCGCTATTGGAACATTGAATTTCCCAATCGCTTTCGGCATGAGTTGTCGCCCACCTTGCCTCACTGCCGCAAAAAGGACAAGGTTTTAATTTGTTCATTACTCATTCTCCTTTGCGGCACTTTTGGGTGTGGAGGGACGGGCGGCGATGATCCGGTCAAATTCATTTGCCACGCTTCCTCCGCCAAATCTGAATGCGATGGCTTTTTTCTCCGCATCGCTCACGGGAGCCTTCAGCCGCTCAATCATGGCTAGCATATTAGTAATCACAACGTCTAGCTCGGCTTGATGTTTCTCGGCAGCATCCCAACGTCTTTCCATTTCATTGCCGTATTCCTCGGCGTCTTCTAACTTGCGCAGTTCATTTTCAATTCGAAGAATTTCCTGTCGTAGCCTGTTACCCTCTGCCCTCATTACGCCTACGGTTTCGTCGTACTTTCCCTTCAGCGCAGTATTCTCTGCACGTAGCAACTCTGTCCGCTTCTTGTGAAATGCAATGATTGCTTTTAACACAGCAGGAGAGCAATCTTTGAGGTTTGGATCATTCTGCGCTACGTCCCGCTCAGCCTCCAGAGCGGCGATGCGCTCGAACAAAACGTCGAACGATTCCGAGATCGGTGCCTTTGTGCTATCAGTCGCTTCAGTCATCTTCTTCCTCCGTGAGAACCATAATCCAAGGAGCGGGTTCGACTTTACGTGCAGGTTTCTTCGTCATGACAATCCCGCCGCGTAGCTCGTTTTCTATCTTGTTATCAGCCTGAGACTCTATACAGTTGGCGCAAACAATGACAGAGCGTTGCCATACATCCCAAAGCTTTGTGTCGTTGCTCACCCCTCTACCTCCTTCAGCAATTGGTCTGCGCGTCGGCATAATTCACAGCGCCCGTCGTCGATTTCCTCGATTCGAGGCAGATGGTCACCGACATTTATGCCATAAGTTTGCAGATTGCAATCTAACTTCACGTCGTGTTGGTGCCTATACGCCTTCACCACTTCTAGCAGCGCGGCAATAGTCAATCGGTGCTCGCCAGTGCATATTCCCTCTCCGCACTGTTCGCATCTCTCTACCCCGCCAGCACCCTTGATTTGATCGGTCATTGTCAATCCTCAATACCCTTATCTGCTTCATCAAACTCATGGTAGTTCTCTAACAACTCCTCGCCGATTTCGATATCCCGAATTGCCACATCAATATCTGGATCGGCAAAAGTCTTCAAGTTCGGCGTATCAGAATGATTCAAGAAACGGGCATCATCTGCAGAGACTACATATCCACCTCCCCAAAGCGCGGAGTAGTGCCGTAGAGTAGACCGTGCGGGTTCTGGAAGAGCATCAACAAATTCCACTGAAACTCGATGGTCGAAACCCTCTAGGTATTCCCAAACTCTCGTACCCTTCGGAATAAACTCGGCGGCGAAAATCCCAAGACCGTGAACCGCACTCTTTTCCAGCGTTGTTCTTACCAGAAGCATTGGGCCTCTCAATTCCAGTCAAAGATGCACAGGTTGTGTAGCTGGCTCACCCATGATTATTAGATTTTCCAAGGCCCTCGCATCCTGCTCGATTTGTCGCAAGTGTCCGAGCGAATTCGGCAATCCGTCTCGTTCCATATGCTGAATATGCTTCAGGATGCAGTGGATGCCGATCTTGCATTCTTCTTCTTCCTCAATAGTCATCTAGCCTCCTGTTCCTGAATGATCCTAAAGATCCTGCTAGCCTTGTCAGCCGTCATCGTTCCGGTTATTGTGATCTTGCATTGATCGTTGGGATCAGCCACAAACCGCTTGTCCATCTCCCATTTGAAGAGGCTGAGGTTCTGCTCTTTAGCTTTCTCAATCTGCTTCTCGGTATAGCCACGCACTTTCAATTTGCCTCCAAACACAGCAAAGCCCCGGCATTGCACCGGGGCTCAACTGCTACGCATCAGGGTTTTCCAACCAACCGAAAGGAGATCGATTCAGAGCCCAGTCTAGCATTGTCTTTCCTCTTGTCAACTGGAAATGTATTGTGGAAATTCAACGAGGAAGAGCATAAGAGTCTGAGGATTCAAACTTGATCATGCCCTTCGGCCAGGGAGACAACTCGTAAGCGAGTCTGTCTGCCAGGTATCGTTCAGCATGAAGCAAAATACATGAAGCTTGGCGATGTCCCTGCTCAAACAGCGCTAACGACTCTCCGTTTAGGCAGAGTCTCGCCGCGAGATCCGCGGAACGGAAATAAAGCCTTTGGCCTTTCTCATCGAGAGATTCCAAGCTTGGACCGCGATACCATTGTTTCCGCTTGAGAGCCGCCAAACTATCGATCAACCCATCCGCGCTCATGTTTCGTACCCCATTTTGTATTGCAAATTGCAGGACACTGCCCTTGCATGATCGGCCAACGTACTGCAGATGTAAGTACAAAGTGCAACGGCGCCCAGGTATGCCCCAGGCGCCGTTGATTTCGAACCTAAGCTACCTGTGCGAAGGTTCCACCCGTCACGTCGTCCACAATGCCCTCTTCGGTCACTGTGCCAGTTACGTGAGCTACCACGCCATCGAGATTGGTGTACGACCAATCAACCGTGATCGCCTCCCCGCCAGCGCCGATGACGGCGCCTGCCGTGAGGTTCAACACAAACGTTGCGCCTGTTGGATCGTCGGTGAGATCGATCGATGCCGGAGCGTTGACGCTGTCAGAGGTTGAGATAGCGGCCTTGCTGCCATCGAGAGCGAAGGGCGCCCCACTAAACGTGGGAGTGACTTGGAACTTGGGCGATTGACCCGGCTGAATAGGAATCATGGTGGGATCTCCAATCTGGGTCATAACGCCGCCCAGAACGCGGTAGGGAAAAGCTGTGTTGCGGCGAATATCACGGAGCAATCGAATCTTAACTTCGTTCTGTTCTTCGATGCGCTCCAACATCTCAAAAAGCTTTGCCGCCAGAATATCGTGCATAAATTGCCCTCCACAGGAGACCGCGACCATGCCTGATAAACAAGCGGAAACTACAGGGAACAAGTCTGAACCGAATCATAACCCAGAAGTGCAAAGCTTGTATTACGATTTTCAACTATCGCTCTGCAAAACTCCTGGCCCTCGACTGACCAACCCGCAACGTGCTTGTTTCTCGCCTTGAAACCCGATCATTTGGTCCGTAACTTCGAGGCCGAGAGCCTCCAAGATCGCTTCCGGAACAAAATACCGAACGTAATATCTGCGAATCCACGCTACAACAACAGGACTCTCGATCGCATTCTCTTCCGATATTCCAGCCCCCGTAATCAGTTTTTCAAACGTTGATGGCTCGCTCGGCGGAGCCTTGACCCGTCCATGGAATATGTCGATCTTGTGTTGATGCCAGCCCCGCGGCTTTCTTTTGCTCAAATTCGCGCTCCCCAAGACAATTAAATGTTCCACGTAGTGTTCCACGTCATATACTGCTTCTTATGCGATCCAATTCTTGTCTCTGTGGCGATGAAGTCAGGCCCGGTCAGAGAGATTGTAAAGAGTGCCATGCTACCTATGCTCGGATATGGAGATCTAAAAACTCTCTCACTTCCGAGCAAAGAAAAAAAGCAAATTGCCGCGCCTATCTTCATGTCTATGTCAAACGCGGCATAATCAAAAAAGGCCCTTGCATATTCTGCAGAAGCACTGAAAATATCGAGGCGCATCACGAAGATTATTCAAAACCTCTGGAAGTCCATTGGATGTGCAGGTCTCATCACGTAATGTTCACGCAGGGATTCATCTCTCTCAAAGACGCCCCTCACATCCAAACATTTGAAGCTTATTGCTGATCCCATTCTAGCCATAGATCGTCAACCGTGATCTCGATTCCTCCGGCAAGCAAAGTCTGGGTAATCTGAAATTGAACGACGGCGCCC